AATCGGCCACTGTGAAGACGTAACCAGCTTGAATAGTAGCACCAGCACCAGCACCGGTAATTGCGATAGTGGCAGCACCTTCAGCAGTTACAGCAGCCGAAGTGCTTCCACCGGTAGCGGTACGCGAGCCAACAGTGAAGGACTTGATCGACTGGCTCATGTTGACTTCTTCGTAGCCCAATACGTTCTCACCCATCATGCCATTTTTAAACTGGCGGGAGATCACATCTTGAGGATTGAAAAAACCAGACAAGCCGTTAACCAGCGCAGCGTTAGCGGCAGGGTTCACGGTAGCGTAACGCGGCGACATAGTTGCTGCGTTTTCGTTCAGTTTCTGTTGGGCTTGCAGCAGAACCAATGCAGTGCTAGGAGCAGCAGCAGGAGTACCAACCGAGTTACCGATTTGTCTGAATGCGTTCGCAACGTCAGCGTCCACGGTAGAGGCCAACTGGCTGATACGTGGTTTCAAGACACGCTCTGCAAAATCGTCCAACTGCATTGTCAGTTCAGCAGATGTAAAATTGATGCCGACATGCTTTTGCGACGCAACAGTCAAAGTGGTGAACTGTTCGTTGTCGTCTTGGGCTTGCAGAGCAGCACCGTCGGTCACCAGAGCGCGATCGGGCAGGCGAATACGCAGAGTAGAACCAATTTTCGCGCCTTCAACAGCAAAGCTGTCATCGTATTGGCGGTTTACGTTGCGGGTGATCACAAGATTATTCTCTAGGATTTCCAGAGCTTTACGTGTGATCATGTCAATGGTAAGAAGGCTATTTGCCATGATTGAGAGTCCTATTTAACGATTGCGGAGTGCCTGCATCTTTGCAATTTGTCGTTGACGCTCGGCTGCAATCCATTCCGAATCACTCATGGTCTTGATAGACCGAGGATCGGTAGTGTCAATGACACCGGGATTCACAGCACGGGCGCTTACTGGACGAATTGGTTCAGGTGCAGACGTTGTTTTCTTCTGGGGAGGCTCGGCGCCAAGTTTGGCTTCAATCTTCCCAATTTCACGCGCTTGCAAAAGTGGCGACAAGCGTGAAATGCGTTCAGCTTCTTTAGGATTGCTGCCTAGCCAATAAGCCAGATCAGGTCCAAGGTCAGATGCTTTAATTGTTTCAGCCATTACATCAGTGACTCGAAGCTGCGGGTTGTAAGCGACTTGTTCAAAGTCGTCATACTTATTACGAGCTTCTTCTTCACGTTCAGCGTAAGCGTCTTCAACTTGAGCACGTTGCTTTTGAATCTCGCGTTGCGCAATCAGTTCTTCGGCTTTCTTTACGGCCAATACTTCCGCATAAGCCTCGGGAGACTCAAACTGATCCGCCGACGGAAGTTCCGCTGGCACCGATTGCCTCACTTGCATCTCTGCTTGTTTGGCTTGCTGTTCACGTTCCCACTTACGTTGCTCTCTTGCGAGACGTTTGCCAATCATCGCATCGAGTTCAGCTTGAGTAAATTTCTTCTCTTCCGCTGTCTCGGCACTTTGATTCGCGACTTCCGGCGCGTCTTGTGCCTGATCCGCAACGGCCGTCGTTGCAGGGGCTAGCGCGGAGTCAACTTCCGCTAGGTTTTGGACTTCATCGTTCATTGCATGTTCCATTGGAACCCCGGTCTGCTGGACCGGTACAGTTTGCTTCATCTATTACCGATAATAACTGATATTCAGTTTAGCACCGGCAACTTGTTCAATAAAACGGATTTTGCTCAAATCGCCATCATATTGCAATGGAATACCTGTAGCGAGTGGCATACCAACGGACGCAGTAGGCGCTACTCCATCGTCACGCCAGCGAACACCTTGTGTTTCAGCAATAATCAATGCAACGGCAGGAGTGCAGTTTAACCCGTTGGGGTCAGTTGACGGTAGTGTAAGACCAGTAGACGCACTTAGGCTAGTAATTTGCTGATAGCCTAAGCAGGTTGTGACAATTTTGAGCAAATTATTTGCCATTGAAATCTCCTTGGTGTGCTAAAAGATCGAAGTCGGTATGTTATTTCATACGATGCTCGCGGGAAAGCCCCGAAAGTCCATCCAAGATTATTACCCGCATTGGTGTTACCTTGATCAACGTATGCGTTCCACGTTGCACCATCTGCGGCGAGTGTGAAAAAGTTTTCTACTTATTGCTGAATTTGCCAAGAAAATGTTCGATCATTGGCTTGCGCAGAAGATAAAGTAATTACGAACTGCGTAGAATTCGGAGTCCCTGCGTTAAAAAGCGTTCCTGCACTTAGCGAGCTAAGAGAAGTAATAGAAACTTGGCTTGCGGCTGGTGTAGTTGAGCAGCCATGCGGCACAGCGACTGTTGTATTGCCAGCCAAAACAATTGCCGTTCCTCTGTTCTCTGTAATATATCCGGTGTTATTTGAAATTCGGTTTCCTGATCCAGTCCAAGCAGTAAATAACTGCGCTGCCTGAAGATTGCCAAACATGTCATTAAACTGCACCAGCGAGTTGCTAACAGTGCCGCTTCCTTGCTCAAGACGCATCCCCCATCGCTGCCCAACTGTTCCGGTGTTGTAGCTACGATTAAACCGGATGCAGTGTCGTCCATATGATGCCGCCGTCGATCCTGAACTCAGTACTCGGAACCCTGCGTAATTGTTGGTAAGCTGTGTGCCGTTGTCATATGCCTCATTATTCTCAATGGTCAGGCCATCGCACATGTCAAACTCAAACCCGTTAGCGCCGTTGAGCGTAGCCCGATTTCCGCGAACAGTTACACGATAAGCATTTGTTAATAGCACGCCAGACCACAGAGCCTCAGTCACAACGTTGTTGCTAATCTGAAAATCAGAACTGTTGTCGGACACTTTTACGCCAGATGCAGTAGCAAACCATTTTCCAGCGGCTGCACCGGCTGTATTTTTCCCAGTGCCACGAATCACGTTACCAATGATAATTGTAGGCATGTCGCCATTAGCCACAATGCCATCGTTTCCGGCGTCAATAATGACATTGTTAGAAACCACGTTTGCCTTAGCCATCTCAGATTCGATTTTTGTAATCGTGGAGCTTCCGCCGCCGGGTGTACTTGTTACCGCCTCGCCTAGTCGGAATGGTTGATATGTTGCAACCACCCCGCCCATTGTCACTGTGAGAACACTCCCGTTTACTGCTGTAATTGTGCCGGTGGCAGTTGATCCACCTCCGGCGGTAATTGTGTCGTTAACAGCAAATCCGGTTGCGCTTGCAACGGTAATGTAGCGCACGCCACCAATTGTTTTTCCCATAATTTTTATGGAATCTTTGCCGCCGTTGACGACCAAATTATTTGCAATAATCCATCCTTCTCCAGCGGCTTCGTTCCGCAAGCAAGTATCCCCCATGTCATAAACATAGTTATTTGTTATTCGTGCATGGTTGCAAGCCACATTAACGCCAATAAAAGCATGACCAGAAGATGTAAATCCGAGCGCGTCAGTTTTGCTTCCGCAGTCGTGAATGGTGTTTGACTCTCCCAGCAGACCGTGCGTGTTCTCGAACGTCACCGCATGGTTGTAAGCGCCGTGCAGTTCGTTGTGCCGAATTACCGGGTTGGTGCAGTTGATGAGGTTTATGCAGTCTGTCCCAACGTTTTTGATTTCACAGTTGCGCACCGTCAGATATGACACGCCTCTCATCCGAATGCCGTGCTTATTGTATGTGCCGTTATTGGTCTGGTTGGCCACGTTTCCATCAATCACCAGACGATCAAAAACGATGTTTTCGTTACTGCCGCTGCTGTAGTTGCTGTTCTGGAACATGTGAACGTTAGATCCGTTCGCCAATCGAATCACGCTTCCAACACCATCTCCGATCAATGTGACGTCACTTAATAAAACAATAGTTTGAGATATTAAATAAGTTCCAGCGGGCACAAAAACCGTTCTTCCTGCGCTTGCCGTCACTGCCGCCTGAATTGCTGCCGTATCGTCAGTTACCCCGTCCCCAACCGCACCGTATTGTTGAACATTGACAGCCTGACTTGTTACATTAATTCCATATATGTTGTCCCAAGTCGCTAACGTAACATTGGCGCTGGTCATTAATACAAACTTATAATTAACACCAGCAGTTAGCCAAATTTCTCCACCCGGAACACGACCAGCCGAATCCAAAATAATCGGATTAGTGTGCGCAACATTTCCGGCAGACGTTGTATAAGTTGTCTGCGGAGTCGTTGTGCCAGCTTGATACGACCACAATTTTCCACCAGATAACGTATTACCAACGTTGTCGAAAAACTGTTGCCCTGCTCCTGCAAGTGCGGAAAGATTGACCGTCATTTAAATTTCCTATGCTAAAAACTTTAATTTGTAAAGAGTGGACAAATAAAGTCCAACGATCTCATCAATAATGTTTTGAAGCGGGGTATCGGTTTTTTCACAAACATCAAACCGCATCTTCTCAATATCGGCCATTGAATCTTCAAGAAACTCGACAATGTTGGTTGTTTTTTTAGCCGACATCAGACTAATCGGACCAATTAAACCATGACGACCTTGGTAAGTTTCAGCAAACTTGTCGGCCAAATCTACAACACTGTCATAGAACTCGTTTAGAGCAGAATGTTTAGCAAAACTGCGGGTGTTTAGATGAACGGAATGCGCAACATCCCGTGCCAGAAACAACGTGCCCACGAAATCAGCGCATTTCATTCATCTCTCCTTGCTCGGGCATTCCACCCATCTGTTCCATTGATTCTATCTGCGGAGTTTCACGCATTTCAGGCGCACTGGCAATTAAATCACCCGTGTCAACAGCGGCAGCAATTGTACCCATCACAATATCTTGAATCTGTTCAGGTGTCATGCTGGCCTGCACTGCACTGATGCGCTGTGTTTCAGCTTGATACGCTTTAACCTCTGCTTCATATTCCTTGATGTCCAGATCGCGGGCTTCCATGCTCTTGTTGACGTTCTGAAGCATCTGGAACATGTTCTGCATCTCAGCTTGCATTGCTTGCATTTGCTGATTTGCAGCAACCAAAGCCGGATTATCTTCGTCTGCTAGAACTTTGGGGTCAAGGGTTTTCTGGAACCGTTTGGCAAGGTCTTGCGCGCCGGGCCAGTCCATGTTCTTGACAAACAAATCGCCAGCCACTTGCCATAGTTGCGGATTACCTTGCAACAGTTGAGCCATTGATTCCAATGCTTCTTGACGCTTGGTAGCGTAACCGGGACCAGTAATAACGCGCACGTCGTATTTACCGACTGACGGGTTATAAATTTTGTCAATGACGACGCCTTCTTGGTTCACGATCTTCTTGACCGGTTCCTCTTGCATCGGGTTCATCTTGACGGTTGACGGCTCGCCGTCTTCACCAATGATGCGAGCAATGCGTTCGGTGTCGTAAATTTTAGGAATCAAATCCACCAGTTGACGACCAACATGGCGAATAGCGCGGGCCAAATTATCCACATAATGATAAGTTCCTACGTCTCCCTCGCGTTGACGCGCAAGGATTGCTTTACCGGACCGTTCATTACTTGTCATCCCTAACGATGCATTGTATTGACCGGTTGCTGATTTTATATCTTCGGATGCTCCTGCTTTTGCCTGCAACAGCCCACTAGAAGCCATTGGCGGTTGCGCTCGCTGCGGTAACGGTAGAGTATTACCTTGACCATCTGTAACGTCGGGATTGACTTCAAGATACTGCCAATTTTGAGTATTTGCAGTTTTCCACTGTTGCTCATAACCCTCAAACTGCCCGCCGTATCCGATAAACGGAGCTTTAGGTGCCAATGCCAGCATTTCAGCTTCTTGCGACACCCAGTAGTTGTACATACGTTGAGCGTCTTTAGCATTTCGCACCAGACCGCTCACATATACTCGACCGTCAACTTCAAATTCGTTACCGACTACCCGCACCACAGGGATGTACGAGCCAGCCCAGTCACGTTCTTCGAGAATCTCATAACCGTTGATCTTGCACCATTTGACCTTTTTACGATCCGACATGCGGGAACGCAACGGTTTGCCAAACATAACGCGCAACGATTTATCTTCAGGAGTGCCATTAAAAGCGGTCACATTTCCCGGATATAGGTTTAGCGTTGCTTTTTCATACTCGATGTAAAAATACTCAGCGATGCGAACAGTGTTCTCACTAATCCACTGACTTATGGACTGATCGCCAACACCCAATGACATAAGGGTATTGATTGGGGCCGCGTTAGGGTATAGACGCTCGTATTCAACTTTGGTCATGTCCTCTGTGATAAAACACCAACGGGCGTCAGCACCGGTCGGGTCTTGAATCAAAGGGTCCATGTAAACCGAAAAACTATTACGAATGCGCCCAATCTTAATATCTTGGTCAAAGGTTTCTTCGTCGCAATACTCGGTTAACAGACGAATATAACCTTCACCGTAGGCAACTTGATTTTCGCATGATGTGTCGTACGCAACATCGGCGTCAGAGATGTATTCAATGTGGCGAATTACACCGTTGTAGACTTCAGCCATGTCTACATCCGACTTATCGTCCGCAGGAATTACTTTAATCCCCGGACGATTCATACGCTGTTCATTGGTAATCTGCTTGACGTGCTGTGGCAATTTGTTAATGGTCAAGCAAGGACGAGCATTAATGGTCTGACCCTGAACCGCGCCACGCGTTTGAAGTACATCAGCGGGCCACTGCCACTGATTATCAGGAGAACCTGCGTAGAACCGCCGATCGTCAAGTTCACTTTCCCGCGTTTCAGAAAACGCTGAAATCGCCATCGTCATACGTGAGCGGGCGACGGTAAGAATGTCTTCAGAACCGCCTTTTGACGGATGCGGTCCGTTTTTTGCCACATTTGATGCGGCTACGATTCCGATATTGTCTTTCATGCGTCAAATACTCCGAGGGTGTGCGCCTCTCGCATTACGAGAAGGTCTTCGCCTTCCCATTGTAAGTCCTGACCGATAGAATCTCCAAATAGCACACGATTGCCCACTTTTACATCCTTGGCAGCAGGACCAGCAGAGACAACTACACCGGTACCAGTTTGCTTCTGTCGCAAAAGAACAAAAAGGTCATGTTTCTCCATATCAGGACGAACAATAAGGCAATCTTGTGTGGCTTGAAGTCTCATTTTTTACTCTTCATCGGGGATTTTTTAGCGGCCTCGCGCTTGACGCTGTACGCGATGGCAACTGCTTGCTTAATGGGCTTTGTTTTAGCCTCAGCAGCCACGTTTTTTCTAAACGCTTCTTTCGAGGGGCTTTTGACAAGTGGCATTATTTACTCCTTGTGGGCTTTTTGGCAGTCTTGGCAGACTGTTTAAATGCTTTATCAGTAGGAGCACCCGGGGAACCGGGTTTGCGCATTTTTTCACCACTGCCTGCTTTAATGCGGGCTTGCTTTGCGTGGATGTTGGCGTAAAGACCGGGTTTAGTAGCCATGGATTAACATTTCCAACGTTTAAGAGATGCTTTGGCCCGCTCGGCAGGTCCTTTGGCATTGGCAACCACTCCGGACATTCTTGCGCAAAAAGACTTTTTACGACCTTCGTCGGCTTTAGTCTTGGGGCTAGGAGCAGGCGCTTTAAGATTGGAACCGGTTTGTCGATTGTACTTGGCACGACCTTTTTCGGTCAAACCAGCACCTTTAGAAACGGGCAGTTTTTCGCCACGTTTGACACTTAAAGAGACATTTTTCTTCGTTGCCATCAAGCACCCATCCAAGATGTTGAAACGGCTCCATTCTGCGCATTACGCCGTTGATTCGTTCGCTCATTGTACTCGCGATGCGCAACAGGAAAAGCAAAAGTTACGGCAATTGCGTCAGCGGCATCTGGCGAAGCTAACCCGCGCGCCTTCATTTCCTTTTTACCTTCCAAGAAGATAGTCCCCGCCGAGTTCGGCTTCTTCATTGGACCAACCAAATCCGCTTTTAAAAGTCTATCCTGTGGCAAGCTAGCCGACTTGAGCCAATCACGCAAGGCTCCCCAAATCTCAGCGCGTTTATTGCCCCACATCACAGGGTTCTTGGCTTTCCAACCAAAGTTCACCCCGCGAACTTTATACTTCTGCTCGGTTAGTCTGTCAAGGATGCCATATCCAAGCCCGCCTTCATCGATCACGGTCAAAGCTGGTCGATACTCTTCAATGGCATCAATAACGTGTCCGACTGTGGTCATAGTATCGTCACCACGAAACCGTTTAATCGCAACAATGTCACGCCCTCGGCGCACAGCGATTACTGTGCTGTCCATGCCGCCCCGAGCGGGGTCAACTCCCACAATCACAGGCGCAGTCATGTCCTTGTACTGCGGACGCTTCATGGCGTCATCGACGATGTGAGGACTGATAAACTGGTCTTGGCCGCTCTTGGGGAAATCCCCATAAACTTCAACCCGAGCTTCGTCCGAGTCTTCACCGTACTCCGCAATGATCTGCTCGTAGATCGACTTATCAGTACCTTCAACGGTTCTGGCGTCAATTTTTTCAGAGTCCCAAAAGTCGCGTTTATTACCGTCCACAGCTTCATAAAAATAGCCTGTGTTCCGTCGTCCGTTGGAAAACGCAAACCAATACCTATCGAGAATGTTTTCAGTAAAGAAGCCCGCTGCAACTGACCAAATACCATCAGGAATACCGCTGGCCTCGTCGAAGATCACCATCATGCCGTCCATATTATGAACACCAGCATAAGCATCTGGATTTTCTTCACTCCACAGCTTTCCCTCGGCACCCCAATATCGAGTACCCTTCTTGAGGTCACGCTCGACCAGTTCGGTCAACCAGTTGGCCGGGTTCAGGCTTGTAGCCGTGGGTTCCCACCAGTGAGCATTAATTGCCATTGTCACCCATTTAGTCAACTCACCCCACGTCACTTTCCGCAACTGGTTTTCACTGTTGGCCGATACGATGACAGAACTACCTATCCGAGTAGTCAGCATCCACAGGATCAGCCAACTAACCAGTGCGGACTTACCAACCCCTCGACCAGACGAAACAGCCCTGCGCAGCGCTTCAATCAGGTCACCCTCGGTCAACTTACCCCGATTCTCCTTGATGAAGTCCCGGATGCGCCGAAGCGTCCTGCGCTGCCATGATCTAGGGGCTTTGAAATGCTCAAGTGGGGTGTTCTTCTGCCCCCACGGAAACGCAAACAACACGAACGCTTCAGGATCGTCTTTGATCGCAGGTGACCACAACTGCGACATCAGCAGTTGCTCATCCTCGGGACTGTATCTCATTTTCTGCAAGTCACTCTCCCTCGTCCGTCAATCTCGGGGTCACATCCACCACTTCAGCTTCAATCACCCTAGCCTGCGCCTGCGCAAGAGCCTCGGTAATCGAGATTGTTCCACCCACTTCAATCTGCCTAGTTTCCCCGTACCGCTTACGATTGTGTGCGCCCATAAGCCACTTGCGCGTATCAATGCGCAACTTGTCTCGATTAACTGTGTCATTCGATGTTGGATCAATCGCGCCTATCCCATCAGCAATCTCAAGGATCTCCCCGGCCAAGAACTCGGTGCGCATCTCCTGCGCTTCTTTGAACCGTTCATGGCGAATCGGATCACGTTTAATCCAGCGCAAAAAATCCTCGTACGATACAAGTCGATGGTCGTCTTCGATAAGGGATTGCAGGGATCGGCCCCGGTAAACGTCTTCAATCACCCGTTCGAATATTTGCTCATATTCGACATGGCGAAGGGCTTTGGACTCCGCAGGGAGCCTCGGGGGTTTGGGGTCTGGGCACGACAGCCAGTTTGGAAGAGATTGATCACTGGCGACAACCGTGCCTACAGGCTGAGAGTTTCCTTGCTCCATAGTGCTGTTGATGTTAGCACGGTTGTTGAATTTGTGGAATACAAGGATCGATTGATTACATGATCCCACTGGGTTTTTACTTTTGAAAAAATTTTCAGAATTCTCGTGGTGCTTACGTAGCCGAACCAGCGACCCAGCGGGCCCTACCCCACCCCCATCAACCCCAAGAATCACAAAACCCAGTGAGTCAAAAACCCGGTGGGTAGGCGATAAACAGCAGAACCACTGGGTCGGATTAGATTTTGAATACTCGGGTTCAATGGGTGATCGGAACCCAGTGGATTAGATACAATGGGTAAGTGTTCCCATGTTTCTGCGGGTTGGTGCCAGTTTCACCTTTCGCGCGCACGCGAACCCTTGATTCAATACGATTTTTAAACAGTCTTTTTTTCCAGAATCCCTCGAATCACTTACCCCTATTTCTAGGCAATTTGTCACCGACTTGCAAAAGTGTGGTAACATGGGAACACTTACCCAATGGAGTAAAAAACCATGATTAACAGGCCAGCCATTGAAGATGCCGTATTTCATGTCTACCCCGACTTAGACATGGCAGACATTGAACGAATGCCCGACGAAAAACTCGAATGGCTTCTCGAACTCAAACAGCAACGGCGCACCATCCCGCGCCCTAAAGACGCACCCCCCGAGAAGCCGCGCAAAAAGCCCGCAACACTTTGGGAAAAGTCGGGCGCGGCTTACGAAGTGCGCAACGGCGAACTGGTGCACGTCGAAACGTGGCGCGTGATAAACGAAGCCGGGGAAACGGTGCGTGAATACGTGCAGCAATGCGGGGATCGGGTTTGGTACGAAGGGCGCATGGTTGCGGCGTCAATCCTTCGCCATTTTCTGACGAATGGTGAATGGGTTAAGCGAGTGCCGAAGCCGCGCCGAATTCGTGCAGTAGTGCGAGACGGTGCGCGAGTGGTGCACCTTGGCTACTTTGCAACCCGAGAAGAACGGGACGCTGCGATTTTCGCACATCGTTTAGGGATTTTACCCAATGGGTTGAAAAGTGATTGACATTCAAACCCAATGGGATATACTTCTTCACATGGCAGCACAAAACGTAAAAGTAACCTTAAAGGAACCGACGCCGTGAAAACCCAAACTATCCATACGTCCGGTCGATATTCGGCATTCGCTCATCCCGTCGCGGGGTTGATCGTCCAATCTACCAAAAAGAACGGGGGCGTTCGAATGCTCCCCGACCATCCGCAATTCGAGCAATACCTTGATGCACTCAAAACCGCAATTGATGCCACGGAAGCAGATGCTATCTGCCGCGCTCTGATTAATCAGTAAAGGAACCGACATCATGAACCAACACTCGCAAGGATGGCGCGAATCGAACACGGAACCCGATCCGCCCCTTATCACTCAAATTATCGGAACACTAGCAACGGCACTCGTTTTGTATTTTTTCTTTTTTGTTCTTTTTTCTCTGTAACCCTTAAAGGCTCAATTATGACCCGCTCTGAATACCTGTCGCACATTATCCGCCTGTTGACTATCGATAAGATCAAACGATCAGCCGAAAACCCAACCGCATATATGAGCAAAACCCATATTGCACTGCACTATGTATCTATGCGCCGTTTGGGCGCTCTTTGAATCATTCCCTGTAACCCGCTCTGAATCCATACAACCCTATCCCCAAGGTGAAGCCATGAACCGATATCCACCCGTCGAAGGATCGGACCTTCATACCATCGAACCCGTGAATAATGTTTTTCACGTCGCGGGGATTATCAGAAGTCCTCTTCAGTTGATACGTATCAACTGGGAAGTGGATAACCCGACGGGCAGTGGATCGACCGAGTGTGAAGCACATAACGGCCAATACGAAATTGACTGCTTGATCCGCGCGGGTTACCGCGTATTGAATATAACCCTTGTTTAAATTATCAGAACACTAGCAACGGCACTCGTTTTGTTCTTTTTTCTCTGTAACCCGTAAAGGATTAATCATGAAGACTCAACTTATCAATCAAATAGCGGAAAAACTTTGTTCCTTTGGATACGATGTCTATCTAAGCAAAGACAAGCGGCACGGGTTCTATACAGATGGTAAACGGGTCGTTTCTTTTGGTGGACACTGGGAATTTTTCGTGGACTTCTCGGGCAACTATGCACCTACGAAACAGTCAGGGACCGGGTGGAGCATTGCAAAAGAGCAAAGCGAGATTACACCCGAACAAGCCGAGAAATATGTAAAAGCCGATGCGCCAATCTGGACGTACAACACAAGTCCGACTTACACCACACCAGAGCAGCACCTGAAGACCTACGGCAACTCGAGCGGGTACTCAAAATTCGAGCCTGCGACGGTTACCGCGTATTGAATGTAACCCTTGTTTAAATTATCGAAGGCTCGACTATGATTGACCTGCTTAAACTAAAAGCCGATGAAGCCGAACGAATCGCATATTCCGAAGGCTTCACGATGGCCGCTGAATTATTCGCGCGAATCGCGAAACTTGAAGCCGAACGAGAATCGCTACTCGATCAGGTGGACGTTTTGCGATACACGGCGGACGATTACAGAGAATTTTTCAATGCGTGCTTCGACCGATTGTCCGATCGGCACTTCTACCCTTCTATTGCATCCGATCACGACAAGC